CCTCTACATCAACTCGCCTGGCGGCGACATGTTCGAAGGCCTGGCTATCTACAACCGCCTGCGCGAGCACAGCCAGCCCATCACCACCAAGGTGCTCGGCCTGGCCGCTTCGGCCGCCTCGGTCATCTACATGGCCGGCGCCAAGCGCGAAGTCGCGATGAGCGCCTTCCTGATGATCCACAACTGCTGGACCTTGGCCGTCGGCAACCGCCATGGCCTGCGCGACATCGCCGGGACCATGGAAGAGTTCGACGCTGCGATGGCCGACCTCTACGCCGAGGGCAGCGGCAAGCCGGTCACCGACATCGCCGAGATGATGGACGACGAGACCTTTATCCGGGGCAAGCGCGCCCTGGAGCTGGGTTTCGCCACCGGCCTGCTGTCGTCCGACGAGATCACCGAGCGCCAGGATGAACAGACCCAGCAGAGCAACGCGCTCAAGGCCATGGATGTGGCCCTGGCCAAGGCGGGCATGACCCGCAGCGAACGGCGCGAGCTCTTCGCCAGTTTCAAGTCCAGCACGCCGCGCGCTGCTGGCGGGGGCACGCAAGACGCTGCCCCGACCGATAAGCCCCGCGCTGTCGCGCTCGACCTGGCACCGCTCCCGAAACTCTCTTTCCCTACTCCCGCATGAGGCTTCACACCATGAGAAAACTTCGTCTGTCCCCGGCATTCCTGATGGCTGTGTTGTCCATCGCTGCCCTCATCCCTATGACCTTCGGCGCCACGCCCGAGGCTATCTTCGGCTCGGTCTTCGTGGTCGGTCTCGCGACTGCCCTGGTCAAGCCCGGCCAGTCCAGCTATCGCGGCTGGAACGCCCAGATGGGCAAGATCGGTGAGGAAGACATCGAACAGCAGTACAAGCAGACCCAGGCCAACCTCAAGGACATCGGTGACCAGCTGAAGGCGCATGCCGAGCAAGCGCAAAAGGACATCGCCCGCCACGAAGGCCTCACCAAGGAAACCTCGGCCAAGGTCGACGAACTGCTGATGAAGCAGGGCGAGCTGCAGGCCCGCGTGCTCGAAGCCGAGCAGAAGCTAGTCGCTGCCAACAGCGCCACCCAGCGCCCCGAGGCGCCCAAGTCCGCCGGCGAGCTGTTCGTGGCCAGCGAGCAGATGGATGGCGTCAACTCTTCGTTCCGCGGCTCCCGCCGTGTGTCCGTACCGCGCGCTGCCATTACCACCACCACCGCGAGCGGTCTGGCCCCGGCCGAACGCCTGGACACCGTCGCGCTTCCTGGCCTGCGCCGCGCCACCATTCGTGACCTGGTAGCGCCGGGCCAGACCGAGTCGGGCTCCATCGAGTACGTTCGCGAGACCGGCTTCACCAACAACGCGGCAACCGTTGCCGAGGGCGGCGCCAAGCCGTACTCCGACATCACCACCGCCCTGGTCAACGCGCCGGTGCGCACCATCGCTCACCTGTTCAAGGCCTCGCGCCAGATCCTGGACGATGCCAAGGCGCTGCAGAGCTACATCGACGCCCGTGCCCGCTACGGCCTGCTGCTGGCTGAAGAGTCTCAGCTGCTGTACGGCAGCGGCGCCGGCGCCAACCTGCAAGGCCTGGTGCCGGTGGCGGCCCAGTACGCCGCGCCCGGCGGTGTCACCGTGACCGGTGAGCAGCGCATCGACCGCCTGCGCCTGGCGCTGCTGCAGGCCGAGCTGGCCGAGTTCCCCTCGGATGGCATCGTGCTGAACCCCATCGACTGGGCCCTGATCGAGCTGATCAAGGACGACGTCGGCCGCTACATCATCGGCCAGCCGCAGGAAGGCACCGCTGCCCGTCTGTGGAACCGCCCGGTGGTGCCCACCCAGGCGATGAAGCAGAACGACTTCCTCACCGGCGCGTTCAAGTTGGGCGCTCAGATCTTCGATCGCATGGACGTCGAAGTGCTGATCTCCACCGAGAACGACAAGGACTTCGAGAACAACATGGTCACCCTGCGCGCTGAAGAGCGCCTGGCCCTGGCCATCTACCGGACCGAAGCGTTCGTCACCGGCAAGCTCGCTGCCGCTGCGGCCTAACCCCCTGCACGGGCCGGCGCTGCCGGCCCTTCGAGGTGAGACATGCCCGATCTACTGATCAAGCCGCTGCGTGCCTATGAGGACCGCGGCACCATCCGTGACGTCGACAACGAGCCCTATGCCGCGCCGGTCTGGCTGGCCAAGGAGCTGGAGCAGCTGAAGCTGTGCGAGATCGTTGGTGAAGTCGGTGGCGACAAAAAGCCAGCCGCCATTACCTCTGCACAGGTCAATGCTGCTTCGATTCTCAGCACCCCGCTGAGCGTTCCGCCCGGCCCCGACGCTTCCGCCGCCTTGCGGCTGGAGAAGAAAGGGCAGCGGTGGATCATCGTCGACGCCCAGGGGGCTCGGGTCGATGACTTCATCGGCAAGCGTGAGGAGGCGGAAGCCGAACGGGCCAAGCGCCTGGCCGCGCTCTCGCCGGCTGCTGCTGACACCCCGCCGGCCGACATCCCCCCGCCGGCTGACCTGCCTCCCGCGGATCAACCGCCTGCCGATCAGCCTCCCGCTGACCAGCCGAACGACAACCCGCCCCAGGAGTAAGCGATGTCCGTGATCAGCATAGAGCTGGCCATGCAGCACCTGCTGGCCGAGCCCGAGGACCAGGAACTGGTCCAGGCCCTGTTGGATGCGGCCGAGGACTCAGCCAGCCGGTTCATGCAGCGCCGGTTCTACGCTGATCAGGCTGCGCTGGACGCCGCCGTGGCCGAGGTGCCGGCGGCGATCAGCTCCACCCGTATCCGCTATGAGCAGGCCGTGGCTGCCGCTCTGGCGGTGGTTGACCCCGAAGACCGCCAGGGCGCGCGTGATCGTGCCACCCAGGCGTTCGCCGATGCCCGCGCAG